CTACATTAAGTTTCATCATCTCTTTGGTCATGATATAATCACGGACGAAATCCGAACGTACGATATCTTCCCAGCCAAATTCGACTACTGTAAACCTTTTGAGCTGTTCAATAATAGAAAGGAACTGGACAATACCATTCTTTTCTCTAGCCTTATCAAAGTCAGACTGGTAGTAATCACCACACATGACGAACTTACAATTGCGTCCTACACGAGTAATCACAGAGTCAAGCTCGTGAAAGTTTAAGTTCTGCATTTCATCAACAACAACAATAGCGTTATTAAATGTTATGCCACGAATAAACGATGTTGATTGAAAGTCTACAGTACCAGCAGCCTGTAACTTATTCCATGCATCGCCTTGTTCAAATAGCTCAGCACATATAGACTGATATGGTCCGGTGTAAGCTTCTTTTTTCTCGTCTTCAGTGCCAGGTAAAAAACCAATCTCACGAGTAGGCACAATAGAACGAATAACAATCACTTTATCATAAGGTGTTTCTTTATCAAGAACATCTTCGAGTGCAAGTGATAGTGCCATAAATGTCTTACCGGTACCAGCAGAACCGGATAATACCAGGGAGTCCCCACGGGCATACGCCTGAAATACTTCCGTTTGATTATTAGTCAATGGTTCAATTGCAACCATATCATCTAGCCTTAGTTTCCGAATGCTAGTATTAGTTTTCATTGCAGACATTAGTAATCCTTAACAGTGTGGTTCATATGTTTTACGCCCTGACTATCTTTTACTCGTGACATCACTTCGCGAAAACCATCATCAACTTTGATGTTAGTACCACGTTCACCTATAATTTTAGGAGCAGTAATGACATGGATCAAGTCAGGCATTTCATCTAGCTTAACTTGTAAATCTTTCCAAGAACAGATAATATCCCATGTCTGATTATTCTTGATATCTTTTAGCGTGTATGTCGGCATTTTTAGCTTCCTCAAGTTGGCGATCACGTTCGGCTTCTTCACGATACCGCCGTGCAATATATTCGTGATAACGTTCTTGTCTATCTTTAGGTTCCTCACGAGGTTTGTCCTTATTATAAACAACAGGCGTAATAGGGTTTACCCTATTGACATTATCTATACTAGACATGAGCGAACCATTCTGGCACGTCACGTTTAGACCATACCATTTTAAAACGATCGGCCTTAGTACGATAATATGCACGATATGATTTAACAGCATCTTCGAACATACATTGTGGCTCATGTGTCATTGCCAATTTGAAAGGAGTCAATCCGCCCATAGGGATATTCCTAGGAGGGATTGACAACAATTCTTCTAATTTAATTTGCGTTAGATGCTTCTTGCCATACCGATATTGATACTCCATGCAAAGAGCATAGAAGTGATCATAGTGCCACGCGTAGTTAGCAACAGATTCCATAGTCCATATAGTACATGGGTGACCGGCATGAGCAACACGATACAAGGTGTTTTCCATTTCAGTATTACGTAATTCGTAATACTTTGCCATAGTCTTGCCAGACTTAGATGGACGTTTAGACATTGTACCATCTAGGATACGATGTGCAGTAGACAACATCTGTCCTGACTCTAGAACCATTTTGACTACGTGTTTATCACATTGCAACTGTGCGGCTTTGACAGGATTTTCATCTAACACAAACAAATTCATTTATCAATTAATCCTTTACTTGTAGGTCCCGAGTTGTTAAACTGTTGGGGTGTAAAACTTGTCTCAGACATTTCACGATACTTGTATTTAGTAACGACACCGCCGTTGTCTAAGAACTCTTTAGTTAGACGGTCAAGTTCAGCTTTTTCTGCTGCTAGTTTTTTAGGATCTTTATTACTTACCATAGTTTTATACCTTTAGTTTTTTGGTTATTTTTTGCATCATTGTTATCCCGATGCCTTGTTTCCAGAGGAAATGCTCTATGTCTTTCTCACCATCTGCATCTTGTAGATAGCTAACGGCTGACTTCCAATTACATTTACAAATAGTCATGACAGCTTTAATCTGACCTTTAAAAGCGACAAGAGCTTCCTTTTCCATCTCTTTTTCACGAGCAAAGGATTCTTCCATAGTGGTGATAAGACTATCCCACTCTTCCTGCTTTTCGTGAGGCCTCATGGTTCGCCAGCATTCCATAAAGCCTTGGCTCGGCCGGAAGCCAAAGGCTTCTTTGTGAAGGTCTGAAACGATGTTGCTGTCATATGTGTAAGTAGCCATGATATAAGTATTCCTCATTGATTATGGTACTATTATAACATAAACACGACTATTTGTACACAACTATTTTGTAAGATTGTGTAAATATTTTTGTTTGTGATAATTATGTTACAGCTTGACTTATTTTTAGAATGTATTTAGCTTTACCATATACCTTAGGATCTCTCAATGGTAGGAATGCACCTGATGCTCCGGTCCAGTCTTTAAACCATTTGTCATAGAAATCTAGCTTACATGCCTTTGGATTCTCTTCCTGTAATACGACTAACTCATCAGCCCATTTCTGCCATGTGCCATCATCAACAATAGATTCATCCATCTCATAGTATAGGCATGAATGCACTAACATTTGAGATCTACGCTGACGAATCTTTTCTTTTATTGTTTGCTTAGACATAATGTAAATACGAACCTATAATGTATTTTGGATCCATTTCAGGTACTCTACCGGTGTGTGGATAAGTCCAGAGTGGTGGGAATACAAGAACGCTCCCCACGTTACGAGGAACAACAATCCCCAGATCGTCAAAAGACGTTTCGCCAGATACACCATTATTGAGGTAAGCAAAGAAAGCGAGGAAACGGCGAGCAGTGCTATAATCACCCACATCAACATGTTCATCGAATTTTCCAACATTTGGTTCATACCTTTTCATTCTGAACTCTTCGAACGCGTACTTTGACGGCCAAGAGGTTATTTTGCACTCTGTGCGATATTGTTCTAATACCTGTCTAAATGTATATGACAGATAATCGGTGTGTTGACCCCATACTTCTTTATTCTGCATGAGGTTGATTTCAGTAAAATCCATAATAGGATTTTTACGTTCTACAGAATCTTGCTTATCGAAAAGCTCTATCATCGCATCGCACACATTAGGTTCGATCACGTTGTTATACAGCTTAATATAACGTTCCATGTAAAGTCCTCGTTTTATTGTATGTTACCATTATACCACAAAACGAGGACAATGTACACAGTTAATTTTGAGAAGTTACTTCGTGCATATCTTCAATTCTTGATGAGAGATATGCGTGCTTCTTTTGAAGCTTAAACGCTAGGATGCTATTTCCTTCTTTCTCTAAGCGCCTAATGTAGTGCTTAAGTTCATTTGAATCTTTCTTTAGTCGTTCTATCGGTGGACCATATAACATGGGATCTTTCCTATTCGTTGATTGTTTACGACGGGCTAAGATGCTATGCCTCCTTTTTCCAGGTACAAAATAAAAAAAGGACCATCCCACGAGTGAGAGGTCCTTGAAGATTAATCCATGAAAACTTTTTTATTTTTCATACAAGTATTTATATGTTTTTAGTCCTTGATTAGCTTGGGAAATGCCTCTTCTACTAACTTTTTCGTGAGGCCTTTAAACTTACCATTAAGCTCTTTATCCTTACACAAACAGAGAAGCTTGGCATCCTCTGGATCAACTGCTTCTAGCATGCGAATGAACATGACTTCACGTTTAGTTTCCTTAACAGGTGGACCACCTTTAACAAAGTACTTAAAACGTGATGTAACATGATTTCGTGTAGGCTCACACTCTCGTGGAGTATTGGGCTTATATGGAGGAACACCCTTAGGTACAAGCCACTCGATACTGTCATCGAATGCGCCTTTCAAAAAGTAGCGCAGATGTTTCGTATCATAGTGCTTTAATACTTTAGCTTTTTCTTCACGTCCTACGGCTGCAGCTACTTTATCTAAAACTTCTTTTAGACTCAACCGGTGAATATTTTCATTTATCATTAAAAATCCTCAATGCATTCAATTAACAGTTTACAACGATTCTTTATAAAGTAACTAAGGATCTTCATCCTAGGTTGTACTTTAGCAGATTCATATGTATCTATAATATCTTTTTTAATAGCTTCTGGAATGTATTCCAAGTCAACTAATAATTGATTGCGTTTATAGTTACGGTATATTTCTTGGCCCATGAACCTTTCTAGTTCTTCGGCATTATCTAAATACGATTGTATCTTCTTCTTAGTCATAGGTGACTGACGGATACCTTCAACAAAAGTATCATCACCACTAAGAACATTAGGGATACCGTCAGAGCTATCACCTTTAAGAATGTGCTCAAACAAATAGTTGCGTGGATTATCGTCCTTAATGAACTTCTTGGTCATAGGCGAATACTGCTTAACATTGCCATACTTTTGAAGTTGAATAAAGTCCTTATCAGCAGAGATGATCATTACATCTTCCATCTGACCGAACTCTTGGGTCTGCTCAACAAGACATCCGATAATATCGTCAGCCTCTACATTACGAATATACACCACTTTGTATGGCATATTTGCAGCGATTTCTTCACGTACTTTGTTAAGAGTAGTAAAGATCATATCGAAGTCTAGCTTTGATTCTTTACGAGTATTACGACGAGACCATTTATATTGTGGAAACGCATCACGCCTCCATGAACCGCCATCGCATGCAATAACAACTTGGCCGTATTCAGCTTTGTGCTTCTTAACATGCATCCGAATAGAATTCAGAATCATGTGACGAATAGTATCTTCATTTAGTTCGCCGTAGTTTGAGTTAACAATGATATTACCCATTGCAATTCCATTAAAATCAATTACTATCATTTTTAGTTTCCATTATCATTTCGTGTATAACATCCAGGATCTCCACAAACGGGTAATTTGGATGTTCATCTCTTGCTAGCATTGCATATATCATATTCAATAAGCAACCCATATCTTTATAAAAGGTTTTATCATCTTTGGCACTATAGCCATACTCAGACAGTGTCATCAATAT